ATGAGCAAAAGACTTTTAATTTTAGAAGACGGAACCATTTTTGAGGGAGAATCCCTTGGTGCAAACTTGGATGTTACAGGTGAACTTGTCTTTAATACAGGAATGACAGGCTATCAAGAATCAATCACTGACCAATCATATAACGGACAAATTTTGACTTTAACTTATCCAATTGTTGGAAATTATGGCGTCAACCGAGATGATTATGAATCAATTCATCCGACCTGTAAAGCCGTAGTTGTTCATGAAGCAGCGCGCCGTCCTTCGAACTGGCGGATGCAAATGTCTTTTGATGAATTTTTAAAAGCAAAAAATATTCCTGGAATTACAGGTGTGGATACTCGAGCGATTACTAAAATTGTTCGAGAACACGGCACTATGAAGGCCTCACTTGTTCAAGCAAGAGATGAAGTAGAGCATCAAATGAGCCAACTTCAAGCGACAGTATTACCAACAAATCAAGTTGAAACAAGTAGTACGACGACCGCTTATCCATCACCAAATACAGGCAGAAAAGTTGTCGTTGTTGACTTTGGCTTGAAACATAGTATCTTACGTGAACTTTCAAAACGGGAATGTAATCTCACCGTTGTCCCATACAACACCTGTGCTAAAGAAATTTTGGAAATGGAACCTGATGGTGTCATGTTGACTAATGGCCCTGGTGACCCAACAGATGTACCAGAAGCAATTGAAATGATTAAAGAAATTCAAGGTAAAATTCCAATTTTCGGTATTTGCTTAGGTCATCAATTATTTAGTCTTGCAAATGGAGCAAAAACCTACAAAATGAAATTTGGACACCGTGGATTTAACCATGCCGTTCGTGAAATTGCAACAGGACGAATTGACTTCACCTCACAAAATCATGGATATGCCGTTTCATCAGAAAACTTACCTGAAGACCTAATGATTACCCATGTTGAAATCAATGACGACTCAGTTGAAGGAGTGCGTCACAAACACTTCCCAGCTTTTTCAGTCCAATTTCACCCAGACGCAGCTCCTGGACCTCATGATGCCAGCTATCTTTTTGATGATTTCATGGATCTCATGGATAATTTTAAAAAATAAAGTGTTGGTATAACTAGCTTTACAAGAATTAATGTTTCGTATATTTGGCAAAAGTAGCAAAAAAGTAGCAAAAATAAAAACCTGTTTTATAGCAGGTTCTTTTTTTTATAGATTATTAAGTGCATCAACAATATCTTTCTTTGCTTTTTTAGTAACGTGATTATATATTTTAAGAGTTACTTTTGCATCAGAATGTCCAACTCTTTCCATTATAGATTTTAATGGCATACCGAGTTCCGAGAGAAGTGAAACATGAGAATGCCTAAAAATATGAGATGAAATTTCTTTGTCAATATGATTAGCTTTTGCAGCTTCTTTTAATTTTAAATTAAATGAGTTCAATACTAACGGATTCCCTCTACTTGATAAGAAAATATAGTCATCATCTTCCGCAGAGAAATGAATTAAATTATACTGTTTTCTCTCTTCAATTATTTCTATAGCTCTATCTGGCAAGTCAACGATACGGAAACTGGTAGAAGTCTTAGGCGATGTTTTTTCAGCTTCTGTAATACTTCGCATAAAGCTATCAAGCGTTCCCTCAACTCTTATTGAACCGTCATGATAGTTATCCCACTTTAAAGCTTGAAGCTCTCCATATCGCAAACCAGTAAGCCATAGGAACTCTGCTATCCTAGAATGAAGCAAACATCTTTTTTTATTAGCTAAATATGATATTATTTTTTCTGCTTCATCTCGTTCAAGATATTTGTTTTCCACCTTTTCACGCTGCTTATTTTTATCCTCTATTTTAAGAGCTATTTCAGTGTCTTTTACAGGATTATTTGATAAATATTTTCGACTGATTGCAAATTTAAAAATTGTTGAAAGCAATGCTCGAATTTGACTAGTGTAATTATAAGAGTACGTCCCAAATGTGTACATTTCATCAATAAGTTTAGTTATCAGTTTTCCATCAATATTTTTTATAAGCATATCATCAGAGATTACCGTATGTATCCTCTTTAAATTACCGTCAACTTGTTTCCAAGTTTTTCTCTTGTTTTTAGCTTGATAGTAAGGGAACCATTCATTTAGAAGTTCGGAGAAAGTTATATTTTTTTGAGCTGGGTCAGTAGTAGTGATATCTTCTATTTTTTCAGATAAGAGTTTTATCGCTTGTTTCTTAGCTTGTGGTGTATCTTTTTCTAGAGTTACACTTGCAGTCTTTGTTTTTTCAGAATAAGGGTCAATATATCTCTCACAATATTTATATTTTCCATTTTTTAGGCTGACTACCCACATTTGCTTTTTATACCTCATTTCTGATAAAATGGTATAGTAAAAGCCTTCCAGATAGAAGTGCTTTACTACATTCATGATAAATCTGCCCTCGCCGTCCAAAGTTTGGGCGGATTTTTCATTTATTAAGAATTAAATTTAGATTTGCTTATAATTTGTCCTGTGGCTTTGTCATATTGGACAGTGATGCTTTGAGTTTCACCTTTAATCCATGAGATAGAAGTCCAGTTCGCTACTACAGTAGTTTGATTGCCAACGCTTGCTTCAGAAGTAGTGTCCGGCTTGCCAACTTTCGCTTCAATATCGGCATATGGAGTACCATTAGAGTAAGAGATACTACCATCGCCATTGATACCGGTTGTTGCAGAAGTGATAGAATCATAAATTTCTTGTGTCCATCCAGATTTCGCTTTTTCTGAAGAGCTAGAAGAAACTTTGGCTTGGCTAGAAGATTTAGATGTTGCAGTAGACTTAGAATCTGATGAATCTTTATTCTTGTCTTTTCCACCTCCACCAAGTGTGCTACCGATAACCGCAACTACAATTACTACAACAATCCAAAACCAAATTCTTTTATAAATTGGTTTTTTTGCTTTTGGAGTTTTTCCATTTTCCATAATTTTATACTTCCTAACCTAGCTTTTAACGAGGTTCAAGATGTTGCTCGTAAGTTTTTTTAAATTGTTTCTGGAGTAAACCAGTCTACTACTTCACCAACTATATTCCAATATTCTCCATCTTCGGGAGGAACCGGTAAGAAACGGTCACGATATTTTTCGTTAATTGAATGAAGCACAAGTTCGTTTCCGTCAATACTAACTTCTTTAACCCAAGACGTTCCGTCATAATCTACTACATATATACCACCTTGAGGGGTATCATAGTTTTGTCTAATTAGAATGACATCTCCATCGTGTAAAGTAGGTTCCATTGAATCTCCATCAACAACTGTAGCAAAATCAAAACGAGGTAAATCATTTCTTGAAGTATAGTAAGTGGTTTTTTTATTTTCTCCATAATGAAACCCAAAACCAGCTGAAACTTTTTCTACAGTCTCAATAGGAATAAGTCTATCTTTTTCCATTGTTTTATTAATGTCTAATATATTATTATTTTGTTCATCAAGTTGATTACTTGCGAAATTTAAAACATTTCTTTGACGCTTTGAATTAAGTAAATCAAAAATATCATTTAATTCTTTTTTTATAGGATTCGTTTCGTCTTCTGAATCTCCTATCCCTAAAATATCAAGTGGGGAAATTCCAAGAGCTTTAGAAAGAGAAACAATCTTATCTCTACCCATATTTTCAATCATACCGTTTTCCCATTTTCTAACGGTTGACTTACCAACGCCTACAATTTCACCAACTTGTTCAAGAGTTAATTTCTTTTCTAGCCGTTTTTCTTTTAATATGTTTTCCATTGTTCAAAAATCTCCTTTTTTACATTATAACACTAAAGTGTCGTAAAGTACACAAAAAAAGTAAACAAAACATAAAAATATTTATTTTAATAAAAAAGTGTATTTTAGGACACAAAATGCTTGACATGATATTTTTATAATGATATACTGAAAGTGTCTTAAGGGACACAAAGAAAAGAAAGGCGGTGAACAATGAAATCAAATCAATTTCTTGGACGTTTAAAATCAATGGGTAAAAATGTTGATTGGCTAGAAAGCCAAATGACTAAGAACGGAGAACAAGTTTCTCGTTCCGCAATTTATAAAAAGCTTCGTGGAGAGTCTGAGTTTACAGCTCAACAAATAAAAGTTATCAGCAAAGTAATGAATTTTACAAATGATGAAATGCTTGATATTTTTTTTGAAGAATTAGTGTCTTAAAAGACACAGGTAAAAGAAAGGGTTTAAAAATGAACGAATTACAAATTACAGAATTAAATGGTCAACGAGTTTTAACTACACAACAGATTGCCGAAGGATACGGAACTGATTCAGCTTCAATCACAAAAAACTTTAATAATAATAAATCACGGTTTTGTGAAGGGAAACATTTCTTTTTATTAAAAGGTGCAGATTTAAAAGATTTTAAGAGCAACATCCAAAATTTGGATACTGTTGGTAAATTTGCAAATCAACTCTACCTCTGGACAGAAAAAGGAGCATTGCTTCATGCGAAATCTTTAGGAACTGATGAAGCTTGGGACATGTACGATATTTTAGTTGATACCTATTTCAAAGTTCAAGAAGAAAAGCAATTACCTCAAACTCCCGAACAACAAATCGCATTACTCGCTCAAGGTAACGTGAACTTGAATAAAAAAGTTGAACAAATCGAAAGTTCAGTTCTTGATTTGACTGACCGATTCGGACTTCCATCAAATAAAGCTAAAGTTTTGCAAAAGAAAGTAGCAAGCAAAGTTTATATGTTTACTGGTGGTAAATATTCAAATGCTCATAAGAAGTTGGGAGCTAAGGTATTCAGAGAATTTTATAAAGATTTGAACAATCGCTTCGATGTTGTGAAATATAGTGATATTCCACTAAGCCGTTATGATGAAGCAACAGAATATCTTGATATGTGGCAACCATCTTTCAATACAACGCTTGAAATTCGTGGATTGAACTCACAAACTAGCTTTAATTTTGAAGCTTAGAAAGGAAACAAAAATGACTACAATCGGAAAAGTTAAGATAGTTGAAATCGAAGATGGACCATTCATGACTGATGGAGAAATCGCCAAGTATCTGTATAAGACAGAAGTTTTAGATGAAAAAGGTAATATCGACAAAAAGTCTAATGCTTATCTTCGGGCGCAAGGTAATATCAAAAAATTTGCTGATAATGCCCCTGATGGTTTTGTGATTGATGTTGACGGACGACTTACTCACTTGATTGCCTTCTTAGCATGGTCAATTTGGAGCAAGAAGTATCGAGGAATGTCTAGGTCGCCTAAGTTTATTGATTATTTTACAGAAAATAAAAATACGCTAACTTCAATTTTATAAAGGAGTTACTCACGACCTACACATACATAGTCAACCCAGAAACGGGGGAAATCCTGTTTGACCTGGTCCACGACTTAATCACACAGAACATTCGAGCAATCAAGCTCATTGCTAAGAAATTAAATGCGGTGCTCCGCTAGAAAAGAGAAAGAAAATGAATATTATCGAAGCAACAAAAAAAGCAGTAGATGAAAATAAAGCTATCTACCGCAAAACCATTCCGCATATTAAATTTGTTCCGACAAACTCAAAAAATGTTGCATTTGTCGTGTTTTCAGACAATGACGATAGAGCTGGGGGAATGTGGAATCCTATGGCAAAAGACATATTATCTAATGATTGGGAAGTTCTTAATTAAGTCCAAGAGACTTAGTTATTACTGAAGAAGCAATTGTTGCCAACATTGATAAAGAAACACTACCAACCTTAGATGCAACTTCTTTTGTTTCACTCCAAACCTTAGAGTCTCTAACATTATCTAGAAATTCATGACCTTTCCAAGTTAGACTGCCTACAGAAACATAAAAAGGCCTTGCATTAACCCAATCAATTGTTGCAATGATAAATCCAGCTTCTTCTAGTCGAATAATAGTATATTCTATTTCCTCTTTAGAGAACTTAGAAGATTGACTTTCTTCAAAATCTTTCAGATGAAGGAAACTACCAAATTGATACTCATTCTCCACATCAAGAAGCACAGCACGGACACATTCTTCATTTAATTTCAAATCAACTCCCCTCCTTTCCATAAAACTAAGCAAATACCGCAAATATCTGCTCACAGTAATTATAGCACTCGGAGGATTAAAACGCATACATAGAAAGGGCATTAAAAATGTTCGGATTTAAAACAGAAGAAGAAAAATTTAAACTTGCGGATTATGATCGCATGAAAAAAGAATTGGAAACAACTCAACAAAGTCTTGTTAATTGTGAAAAAAGTCTTCAAGATTGGATTGAATTTGCCAATGATTTGCAAGAAGAAAATCGTGAGTTGTTCGCAGAAAACATGCAACATCATAAAAATGATATTGCCCGCCAGAAAATGACAAACAAGAATTTAACGATTGCAAAATAAAAAAGCCCGCACGGGCATGCGGACTAAGACGTGATATACATCTTTATATATTTTTATACTTAGATTATATCACGTTTCAACAAAAATAAGAAACGGAGAACATTAAATGACCGAAGAAAAACCAAGATTTAGTTTTTCTGATATTAGAACTTTTCAGGAATGCCCTTTTAGATTAAGGGAAAGAAAAGCAAAAAGGTACGCTGAATCTCCTACAGAAGCTATGCTAGTTGGCTCTTATGCTCATGCAATGCTTGAGGGAGATAAAAGCACCGATGATTTTATCCAAGAGCATTCTGTGGATATGATGGGCAATATTGGTAAGAAAAACCAAGGCATTAAAAAAGTTTTTAAAGATATTGTGATGGCGGTTAATGAAGTCAAAAAGACTGAAATTTATCAGTCTTTCGATACTTTACATACTCATAAAGAACTTTATATCAGAGCTGATTATGATGATTTTGTGATTAGTGGAAGAATTGATGTCTTAAGGTTTGACCATGAAAACAAAACGATTGAAATCATCGACTGGAAAACCGCCGCAAGCTTTGAAGATATATTTGATAAAAATATCAGAGCTTATTTGGAATGGTACAGCCATTATAGGGAGCAATTAGCTTTATATGCGTGGTTAGTTGCTCAAGAATTCTCTGATTATACAAAACTAGATTATACAGTAGTTGGGAAAATTGTAGGTTTTACCAAGAAACTGCCAGTAAATATTAAGACAATTACGATGGATTTTGGAAAACTTGCTGATATTTCGGATAAAATCCTTGTTCAAACTGTGTTATCTGAGTTGGATAACATTGCTCATAATATTGAGCATGAGGGAATGGATGGATACTTTTGTCATAATTGCGACTGCTGTATCCAAAACAAAAAATACGAAGAATTAGAGGTAGAAGTATGGTAATGCAAATTAAACCTGCAGGGACTAGAAGCCCTAAACTGACACGAGTCCTTATTTCAGGAGGCGGGCTTTCAGGAAAAACGACACTAGCGGCTAAGTTTGCCAGTAGTAATGATAGAGCCTTATTTATCAGTACTGACGGGAATGCATACAAACAAGGGTATCAAGCGATAGATTTTGAGTTTCCACAAAAGGCCGAACAAATCATCACAAACTTTACTCAAGCATTAAACATGGCAGAACAAAATGCTGAAAGCTGGGATGTCCTTGTAATTGATTTGATTGAAGACTTTGACGAACGGGCCCAAACCTTATTGCGTGGCGAACTTAATAATTTTAAATCGACAATGAAAGCATGGGGTAAAATCAACAGTTTGTATAAGGATATGCAAAGTTTAATGATGAGCAAGTTCCATGACAAGACAATTGTTTTGCTTAGTCGAGATGTTGAAGAAATTGACCAAAAATCAGGCGAAGTTATTGGATATAAGCCCGCTTTAAGAAAATCTCTCAAAAATATCATTCTAAAAGACCAGGATGTGGAAATTCGAGCATATTTTGATAGAAGCGGTAATCGTCAATTTGATATTTCTAATTTAAGATATGAAGAAATGAATGGAATGCTTCAACAAATCATTTCTAAACCTTTTGAAATTCCTCAACCTGCAGCTTCTAAAAAAGAGCAACAAGAATCAAAGGAAAAAGCTAACAAGTTAAAAGCACAATATGATAAAGCTTTTGCGGCTGCAGCATCTCATAATGCAAGTGATAAAGATATTGAGTATTGGAAAAATATGGAACCGTCAGAAGCGATTATGTCTATTGCCGATTGGATTCGAATTAAAAAATCCGCTCAGACAGTCGTTGATGAAGAAGAACCAATTATGGATGAATTATTTCCAGTAGGTCAAAACTAA